AAATTGTTATTGACAGTCATTAACTATTGTGATAATATTGACTTAAGGTTAAACAAAATCTAAGGGGGTTAAGAAAATGATGAAGTATAAATTGAAATTAGCAATCATAAGCGGATGTTATTGTAGAACTGCAAAAGTATATTTACAAGCAACAAGGCGTTATATGGTTATAGGATATGAACAATTTAGAGTATAAAACAAGGGGGAATATATTATGAGTAAAGAAGAATATAAGCAAAATATCAAAGACTTAGCAAGTTACATAGAAGCCTTAAAACTATCGCAAACAGATGAACAAAAGCTTGCCAACATGATTAACAAAGTAATTAACAAAGACTTAATATAAATCCAGAAACCCATTAAGAGAGCCAAACAGCTCTCTTTTTATTATACAAATAAAGAAGGTGATCTAATATGCCAGCAGGAAGACCAAGTAAATATAAAAGTGAATACGTAGAACAAACTTATAAATTATGCTTGCTTGGTGCTACAGACAAAGACCTGGCAAGTTTTTTTGATACATCAGAGCAAACTATAAATCAATGGAAAAAAGACCATCCAGAATTTCTTGAGTCCATAAAAAAAGGTAAAGAAATAGCCGATGCAAATGTGGCTTCTAAACTCTATCACAGAGCAATAGGATATGAGCATCCAGAGGATAAGATATTCAACAATAACGGTGAGGAAATGATAGTTCCTACTATAAAACATTATGCACCAGACCCAACCGCAGCTATATTTTGGTTGAAGAATAGACAGCCTGCGAAGTGGAGAGATAAGCAAGAAATTGAATCAAAGAATGACAGCACAATTACCATAAAATTAGAAGGTGATTTGAAGGAGTGGTCAAAATAAACTTGCAGAAAATGACCACTTCCCACCGGCTGGATACCAAATTAATGCAAGAATAATAAAAGCAACTTGCAAATGAGTGATAATATGAGCGAAATAACATTTGACTTTAAACCTTACCCTAAACAGATAAGGTTTTTTAGTTCTACAAAAAGATATATTGCGTATGGTGGGGCGAGAGGTGGAGGGAAGAGTTGGGCAGCTAGGACAAAAGCTTTATTATTGGCAATGGATGAAGAAAAGCAAGGCATACAAATATTATTTCTTAGAAGGTCATTGAAGGAATTAAGAGAGAATCATTTGTACCCTATGCAAAAGATGTTGAATGATTTAATCAAATTGAATGTAGTGCAGTATAAGGACCAAACAAAAGAGTTTATATTTCCGGGTGGAAGTAGAATAGTATTTGGATATTGTGAAGCAGAAAGAGATGCACTGCAATATCAAGGTCAAGCTTATGACGTAATATTTATCGAAGAAGCAACACAGTTTACAGAATTGCAGTTTACTACATTAACTGAATCAAATAGATCAAGCGGTATGATGGCAATACAATTTAGTCCTAGAATGTATTTCACTTGTAATCCGGGTGGAGTTGGTCATACATGGGTTAAGCGACTTTTTATAGATCGCGATTACCGGAACAAAGAGAAAGCGGAAAATTATGAGTTTATACAGAGTCTAGTATACGACAACGATTACCTGATGCAGAATAACCCGGAATATGTTGAGAATTTGGAGAACTTGCCGGAACAAAGAAGAAAAGCCATGTTATACGGTGATTGGGATGCATTCGAGGGGCAATATTTTGACGAGTTTAGACGAGATATACACATAATAGACCCTTTTATTATTCCGGACCATTGGCGAAGATATGTAACATTAGATTATGGTCTTGATATGTTAGCAGCTTATTGGATAGCATTAAGTCCAGAGAACATTGCATATGTGTATAAAGAGAGATACCAAAGCAACTTAATCATATCAGAAGCAGCAAAAGCAGTATTGGAAACTAATAACGGAGATAACATTTACCAGTGGTTGGCTCCACCTGATCTATGGAATAGGAGACAGGATACTGGTAAGAGTGCAGCACAATTATTTCATGAAAACGGTATTAATCTAGTACCTTCAAAAAATGACAGGGTGCAAGGGTGGTATTGTCTGAAAGAATGGCTAAAACCTATAGACAGTAGAGACGAGCAGACAGGAGAAGAGAAGAAAACCGCGGCAATGTTGATAACAAAGAATTGTGTTAATCTTATACGAACATTACCTCAGCTGCAGCATGACGAAAAGAACCCCAATGATGTAGCCAATGAACCGCATGAATTGACACATGCTCCGGATGCAATAAGGGGATTTGCGATAACTTATGCTAGACCTGCAAGAATACCAGAGAAACCAAGAAAGTATAATTTTGACTTTGAAAAGCCTAAACCTGACAGCTATAAAGATGGAGAGATAGACCAATCTTATATGAGGTGGTGAATAAATGAATCAATATATAATAGCCGGGTGCATTATGCTACTCGGTTTTTTTGTACCTATAATTTGTTACAGAATAGGCTTAAAGGAAGGGTATGAAATGGCTAATGGTAAAATGCCAAAAACAATACAAAACCCCATTAAGACGATTACAGAGAGCATAGAAGCAAAGAAGGAAAACAAGCAAGCTAAGGAAGAAAGAAAAACATTTCTTGAAGGTTTGAACAACATTATGGCTTATGACGGAGAACCGCAGGAAGGTGATAAATAGTGAACGATACTACAAAAGCATGGGATTTATACCGAAAAGGATTAGACTACAACAGAAGAATAAGTCTCAATCCTACAGTAGACAAGTGCGAAAGATTTTATGCTAGTGACCAGTGGCACGGAGTAAAGGCTAATGGGTTACCTACACCAGTTTTAAACATTATGAAAAGAGTAATTGATTATAAAGTGTCACAGGTACTGAGCAATACCCTCAAAATACAATATACGCTGAAACCAAAGCAACATACGCAACAAATGTTAATGTATGCGTTGCAGAGTCAGGAAATGGGGATCCCATTCGTAGAAGTTCCAGAGGACCCGACCTATGAAATATTGTCAACAATGTTTTCTGAATATGGGGCAACCACTTGGGAACGTTTGGAAATGGATGATTTGTTAGAGAGAACAGTGTTGAAGGCTGCAATAACTGGCGATGGATTCTTATATTTCCCTTGGGATAAAAGCGTTGAAATAGGTGATGGAATATCAGGAGATATAGCAGTTGAAGAACTCGACAATGTGAATGTGTTTTTTGGTAACCCTAACGATTATCGCATTAATGCAGGCGGTAAACCTGTACAACCTTACATAATACTAGCCTTTAGGGATTTAGTCCAAAACTTGAGAGATGAAGCAGAAGCAGACAAACAAAGTCAGGATATGATTGAAAGAATAGTTCCTGATAATGATTATTCTGACCAAGCTGGGGATTTAGGTAAGATTGAATTAGATGACGCAAGTAAGTGCATTGCGTTGTTAGTGCTTAGATACAACAAAGACACGGGTACAATATGGGCTGAAAAATCGACTAAGGCTGCAACAGTTAAGAAGGCATACGATACGAAGAAAAGATTATATCCTATAGCTGGTATGCAATGGCAACTGAGGTCTAATTGTTATCATGGTGAGAGCGAAGCAAAAGCAGTAATACCAAACCAATTAGCTATTAATAAGCTACTAGCACAGTTGATATTGACCGTTACATTAACAGCATTTCCAAAGATGGTATATGACAAAACTGCAATACCTAATAAACCTACAAATACAGTAGGTGAAATCATCGGCGTTGAAGGTGCAGGGATAAGAAATGTAAGAGACTTAGTTAGTTTTATCGAGACAGGAAATACGAGTCCAGAAGCTTATAAACTACTTGACAACCTTATATCATTGACTAAGGAAATGCTAGGTGCTAATGAGGTAGCATTAGGAGAGGTTAAGCCGGAAAACACATCGGCATTTATAGCAGTTAATCAAGCTAGTACAGTACCATTAGCAGTAGTACAACATAGGTTATATCAAATGGTAGAGGATATAGGGCATATATGGTTAGATTATTGGCTATCGGAGTATGTTACACCAAGGGCATTGACACTAACAAAGAATGACACCAAAATCACTGTAATATCCAATCTGAGTCAATATAAAGATGATATGTTTAGTGTTAAGGTAGATGTTGGTCCATCGTCTCAATACTCGGAATTAACCTCCATACAAATGCTCGACAACCTACTGAACACAGGACAAATAAATATAGTTGAGTACCTTGAGAGAATACCAAAAGGCTTAATGCCGAAGCAAAAGGAATTGATTGATAAGAAGCAGGCAGAGATTGAGCAACAACAGCAAATGCAAGCAATGCTACAACAACTACAAGCAATGTTACAACAACGACAAGGAGTACAACAGCAAATACAGCAACCCGCACTGTAGAAGGTGCTTTTTTTATGCAATAAATTAGGGCTGCAAAACGGTACAATTCCGAACCTCGCCCACAAAATTGAAAAAGGAGTGTTTTGAATGCTTAGATTTAATGGTTATTTTAAAAGTCCATTTATGGATGATGATTCCGGAAGTACTGGAATGGCTGCAAATGATGGAGAAGTCGCTGAACTCCAACAGGATAATCCGGATAATACAGGTGATGTTGACAATGTAGAACCTGCGCAATCTACAGAACCTACAGAACCACAAGAACCACAGGAAGATATAACACAGACACAAGCTTTTAGCAAGCGACTTAATGAAATGACACAAAAGGCTATAGATGCCGAATATGATCGCTTGTATGGTGCTGAATACGGTATACATAGTAAGGCTGAATATGATGCTTATGTAGCAAGACAGCAAGCTATTGAACAAGGTAAAGACCCTGAAATTGTTGACCTCCAGAACGATCTTAATCTGACTAAATCAGAATTGCAAGAATTGAAGTTTGAAAAAACTCTCATATCACAGCGTGAAAACTTAAGCAATGACCCTAAGTATGGAGATGTATTCAAAGCTTGGGAAGGTGAATTAAAGCAACGTATGGAGCAATACGACCAAATGTATTATAACGGTCAAATCAATCAAAGAGTTGATCTCGATACTGCATTTACTTTGATGTGGAGAGAGAAAGGACCCGAAGAAATTACAAGGTTAAAACAAAAGCTTGATATCGAGAAGGCAAACAAAGAATCGGCTGCAAGGTCAACAGGAAGTGTAAAAGGACAGGGTAAAGTTGACAATCAATTCTTTACCGCTGACCAAGTTAAGGCAATGACGCAGCAAGAAATACTTGCTAACTATGACGCTATACAAGAATCTAAAAAATCATGGTAAAAAGGAGTGACCTATATGTCATTAGATAATTTTATTCCGCAACTAGTACATGCAGAAATGTGGAAAGAAAGAGAAAAGAAGTTTGTTGGAATAGCAAACTGTAATAGGAAGTATGAAGGTGCAATCAAGAAACAAGGTGATCGTGTAAAAATCGTTGGCATGGGTGATATCAATATTTATAGCTACACAAAGAACAATTTTGATGTAGGGTTGAACCTTCAAATTCCCGACGATCAAAGTACATGGTTGTATATCACAGAAGCTAAGTATTTCAACATTGGTATTGATTCCATTGATGAAAAGCAATCTACAGTTGAATTAAGTCCAGAAGCAAAAAGAAAAGCCGCACTTGCTCAAAATGATGTAGCTGACCAGTTTATCTTCAAGAAACATGTTGATGCTGCAACCACTATAACGGAAACAGAGTTGACCTCAAAGAACGCAGCTTTTACGATTGGCAAAGCTATACAGGCACTATATGAAAACAACGTGCCAACAGGTGAAAAAATGTGTTTAGAGGTATCGCCGGATGTTTATATGAAGCTGTTGTTTGCTAAGATTCTTCAAGACACAGACAATTCAGCACACATCGAGAACGGTTACAAAGGTAAGTTCTTGAATTGTGATGTGTACATGTCAAACAACATTCAAAAGACTTCTACTGTAAACCACTGCTTATTGAGAACGACAAACGCTATAAGCTATGCTGAGCAATACGTTGAAACAAAAATATACGATTTAGGCAAAGATGGATTCGGTCAGGCAATCAAACAACTTATGGTGTATGGTGCAAAAACTGTATACCCTAAAGAGTTGGTAAGACTTAACTTAACATGTGCCGATGAAGACGTAGCATAAGGGAGGATGATGTAAATGGCTGATATAACAAAACAAGCATTAGTTCCAAATGGTGCAAAAGCACTTACTTTTGGTAATGGTGCAGCAACTCAGGATATTGTTGGTGGTGTGGACGAAAGAACACTACTAATTGTTAAGAATACCGATGAAGAAACTTGTAGAGTATGGGTAAGAAAAGGTGACGGTATAAGAGCGACAAAAGATTTTTATGTTGATGTGGCACAAAATGGTTATGCTGTAATAGGTCCGTTAGAATCTTCAATATACAAAGATGTATCAACTGGGAAAATTAAGGTTGATATAACTGATAATAATAGTGCAACTACACCTTCTGCGTTTCCCGGAACAATAACCAATGTAAAGGTAGCTGTTGTATATGTACCATAATAAAGGGGCTTAAATGCCCTCTGATTTATTTTTAAGGCGGTGATAGCGTGAAATTGGATATGAGTGTATCTGTAAGGTGTGATGATGAAGGGATAATTGATCTTGATAAAACACTTGACTATATATTAAATAAAATACTTATACCTCGTTTAACTCCTAAATATCCGGTCATTGAAGATGTTGAGGAAGAAGTTATTGAAGAAGAATCCGAGGCAATAAAGAAAGAAAAAATTGATACTACCGAAAAGGTTTATACTTGCAAAACTTGTGGAGAAGAAATACAAGGGATGGGGAAATATCTTGCCCATTGTAGGGCACACAAAAAGGAAGGTGATAGCTGATGCCATTAGTAACAGGTAACTTTTCTGATGTAGCGGAAAGAGTAGGTAAGCAGTATTGGTATGACCATACACAGAGTTCTTTAAAAGTAACAAATACCGGTTTATTCCCAATAATTGTAGAGGTGT